GGTCAACCGCCCCATGACAACGATGTTATTCAACATGGTCTTCGCCTCCGAAGATTGCTTCCAGCGCCATTTTTGCATAATAGCTATCGAGGTTGGCTATCAGTTTCCGGGCGACTTGGAGCGTCGCAATCATCTCATCGTCAATGTCGCTTTCGAGCACGTAGTCAAGGATTTTCTTTACCAATTCCATGTTCATACCCCTTTCTGAAAATGAAGTGTTTTGAATTTCCCGGTGAAAAGAGAATTCGCGGCGCTTATGTAAGCGCTGTGCGGTTTCATCTTCCCGGTCTTCATGCGGCGTTCGGCTTCTGCCGGATTCCAACCGCACCGGGCGCATTTCTGGTCGCAGTTTACGTCCGGGTATTCAACTTTTCCTTTTTCGTTCATGCGTCCACAAGGCGCGGCAACAAGCGCCTTTTTGTTGATATGGCTTTCTCTCATGATCTTTCTCCAATCCGTAAAAATCTCATCCGTTGTTCGGGCGTATCTGTGTCGATGCCGAGCTGTTTCGCTTCGTAGATCGCGCCCTCAATCAGCCGCGACATTTCGGCGCTGTCCATCAAATGCGACGGTTTCAACAAGAGATAACAGTTGTAGGTTTTTCCGTCTTTCACCGTCTGTTTGTAGAGCCGAACATATTGTGCGACGCGGTGAGGGTCAACCCCGGGCGCAGACATGAAGCCCAAAGGCCCGTGTTCGTCGCGGTCAACCACGCCGTAGTCTTCGATAAGCCGCCGCTTCACGTCCGCGTCCGGAAGCCCACGGTTCATGGCGATAGCGTTCACGAGGACATGGAAGTAAGCGTTTGCGTCGTTACTCCTGTGGTTTCTCCATTTCTGCACCCGGATTTCAAGATCGTCCCCGGAAAGGCGGTCATACCCCTCCCGGAAGTCGGAATCAATCTCGAAAGTGACGAGTTGTTTCCCGGTTGTCATGTCCACGGAGAACCCGTGCAAGCGGCCTTTCATCGCGCCCCCCAGTGGTCTTTGAATATACCAATGAGGTCAACGGCGACGAGATATTCCAAAAAGTCAGCGGCAACGGGGATGATCGACGGGGTATCTTCCCGGTCGTAGGCTTCCGTCCAGACGCTGAACCCGTCGCTCACGAGGTATTCAAAGCGCGTCGCTTCGGGGATGAGCTCAAAGTACATCGGGTGCTGTGTAGAATCGAAGAATTTTCCCCGGTCGTAACTGCGGGAGAATTTGATGTCGTAGATCGTCCCCGCTTTGAGCGCGTCCAGCCGCCCGTAAAGCAGGATTTGAAGCCCGGCGATTTCTACGGGGCGGCTTGCCTTGAATTGAAGCTGACCGCCGCGCACGATGTCCGCGATAGTTGCCGCCGCCGCTCCCCACTTATGGTCAAGACGCGGCTCTTCAATGGAATCTGTCACGAGGTTTTCAAAGTTGATGCCGTCAAACATGGCCGAGGTCGTTTCGGACGGTTCGCGTCTGAGGGCGCGTAGAAAGTCCTCAGACGCGTCGCGTTCCGTGGTCATATCCTCATACGGGTTTGATGCCATCGCCCGTCTCCACGAACTGAGCAAGCTGTGAGTAATCATGTAGGCCATGTTCACGCCCCCTTGTAAAGTTTCTCCTTTGCGTCGAACACAAGGCCGAGCTTCTTGATTCGGGCGTTGAAGACGGCGTTTGCTTCCCGCCTTGACGTGAGCGCGTGGTCGATTGCCTTGAACTCATCCATGACGGCGTTGGCAGATTCCGCGTCGCTGATGCGTTCGATAAGTTCCAAGGCTTTCGCCATCGCCGCTTCGTACTTCGCCCGTTCAGCGGAGATTTGCTCCTTGTCAGCTTCCCCCGCCGCGCTGTATTCCTTGAACAGCTTCACGAGAAAATCGTTCGCCGAAGTCTCCGTGAGTTCAGGGATTTTGTAGATGCCCTTGATGCCGCGAGTGCCTTTCGCAAAATACCGTTCGCAGTTGGAGAAGCCGATAGTCCGGTCGTTTCCTTGCATTTCCACGAAGCCGCCCAAGTCCATAGGCTCCCATACGTTGTTCTTGGTCTGCCCCTCGACTTTGATGCGTAGCCGGGTGTTGTCCCCGTCTTTTTCTTCTGTCGCGTGGAAGACAATCACGATGTTCTTTTTCAGTTCGTAGAAGCAATAGTCCATCAGACGGACAAATTCTTTGCCGACGTACCCGTAGCCGCGCAGGGACAGAGAGCCGTCGTTCTGCCCGTACTTCGGATTCTTTTTGATCGCCCAAAGGCTCATCAAGGAAATGAGTTTTCCGCCCGTATCAAAGACGAGGGTATCAAAGTCCTTGAGGTTTTCCGGGATGAGATCGGTCAGAATTTCGTCGTAGCTCGACGGCTGGATGAACGGGACGCGGTAGCGCGGTTCAATGCGGTCAATGCCGAAGTCGCAGTCGATATGCAACGGGCGCGGAGCGGACAGGGCAAGGGTCGATTTGCCGATGCCGGGATAGCCAGCTATAAGCATGCGGATTTTCTTGTCCGCGGTAGAAAGATCGGTAGGGGATTTAATCATCGTCGTTTTCTCCTTTCAGTTCATCGTCTTCGTCTTCGATGTGGTCATACGGATAGCCCGTTCTTTCAATCCGAGCTATGATCGGGTCATCAGCTATCAATTTCATCTTGCGACAGGAAATAGTCGAACACGGCTACCGCTTTATCCAGATAGCTTTGGAGAGATGCGAAGCCGTGCTTTTCCATGTTCCTTTCAATCCTTTCATATTCTTGCGCCGTCATGCGGTATGTAATCTGACGGGCTTTGCGGCGGTGTTGCTTTTTCCGCCCAGCGATGCCGTAGACGGATTTGAGATACTTGATTCCATCCGGGTGAAGAATCACGCCGTAGTGCTCCCAATGTGCCGCTTGCGAGAGCACTTGCCGGGTAAACCCGGGGAACAAGTCTTTCATGGTTTCCGCGATGTCTTGGTTTGTTGCCCCGGTCTGACGCAACAGAACGGGAAGATTGAGCGCGTCCTTGACATAATCGGAGTTGTCTGCTACAATGATTCCAGCGTCATTGTTCTTCGAGGTCGTGTCTGTGCCAGCAGATGCGGCCTCATTTTTTCTGCAATCGCAGACTTCGCCGAGGTCAAGATTCGCCCCGCAGAATTCGCACACTTTGTACTTCATGCCGTTTCTCCTTTCGTTTCTTTTTCCACGCTTGGAACTCCCGCTCAACGTCAGGGTCTTCAAATAATTTGACAGTCATCTGAGTGAGCGCGGTCGCAAGCGCGGCGCGGGTGCTTGGTTTGATGCGGGTTGTCTTGATCTCCATAGCCGTCAATCCCGGTTGACACTCACTGTGCAATAAGATCGCCAATAGTGCAGTTGAGCGCCCTCGCCAGCTTGAACAGGGTATCGGTCTGAACAGATACAGCCCCGTCCTCGATTTCACGGATTCGCTGTCGAGTTACCCCGGACGCTTTGGCAAGCCCAAGCTGAGAGTATCGGGCGGCTTCGCGCTTCTCGCGCAGAATGATTCGGTAGGTGTCCGCCATCGGGTCTTCCTCCTTTCGACAAAATTCGTAAACCGAAGTTTACATGCTCATTGTATCATGGCGTTTAGGCGTTGTCAACCATAAAATTCACTTTTTGTAGGGGGTAGTTGACATGCCCTGTTTAGGGGTGTACAATATGGAATACACACGAAAGGGGAGTGGTCTTTTTGACGCTTGGAGAGCTTATAAAAGCGTACCGGGAAGAGCACGGTTTGTCCGGGCGCGAATTCGCAAAGCTGGCGCATTTGTCTAACACGATGATCGCCAACTACGAAAGAGACGTGAGCCTTAAAACGGGTGAACCGCTCGTCCCGAGCCTGGGAAGTCTCGTCAAGATCGCTGACGCTATGGGCTTAACCATTGATGAGCTTCTTGGAAAATGCGAGGGCACGATTGATACCGTCGCCATCCGAGACGCTTCGGACTATCGCGGGTCGAACTACCGCATAGCCAAGCTTGTCGCCATCGCCAACGGGCTTTCGGCGAAGAATCTGAAAGAGCTTGTTTCTTATGCGGAATATCTCGAGGGTCGTCAATGAAAGACGGGGCAATCTACGCCCGGTATTCTTCCCATAACCAGCGGGAAGAATCTATCGAGCAACAAGTCGCTGAATGTGAAGCGTTCTGCGCCGCGAATGATATTCGCGTTGTCGAAGTCTACGCGGACAAGGCTGTGAGCGGACGGACGGATAAGCGGTCGCAGTTCCAGCGGATGATGAAAGACGCGGAGCGGAGGAAGTTCGAAGTTGTGGTCGCCTACAAATCCAACCGCATAGCCCGGAACATGTTGAACGCCCTCGCGTATGAAGACAAGTTGGAGCGCTTCGGGATTCAGACGTTCTACGTCAAAGAGGAATTCGGGAACACGGCTTCGGGAAGATTCGCGCTTCGCACGATGATGAACCTTAACCAGTTCTATTCCGAGAACCTTGCGGAAGACGTGAAGCGCGGTCAGCGGAGCAACGCTGAACAGTTGCGGGTGAACGGGTCTATCGCTTTTGGGTACAAGAAAGGCGAGGACGGGCACTTCGCCATCCACGAAGAACACGCGCAGATCGTCCGGGAGATTTTTGACAAGGCCGCAAAGCAAATCCCGCTTTCCGAGATTGCGTCGGAACTGAACGCCCGGGGAATAAAGACGCGGCAAAACGGGTTCTGGAACAAAGGGTCTTTCGAGCGCATGTTGCGGAATAGGCTTTATGTCGGTGAGTATCACCATTCTGGCGTTGTCGTTCAAGGCGGCGTACCCGCGATTGTAGACGAAGACACGTTCAAAGCGGTTCAAGAGCTTCTTGAGCGCAAAAAGCCCTACGCCCGGGATGCCGATTATGTCTTGACCGGGAAGCTGTTCTGCGGTCATTGTGGAGCCGCTATGGTAGGTGTAAGCGGAACATCCCGGACGGGAAAGCTCCACACTTATTACAGTTGCCAGAACCGCCGTCCTCATTTGTGCGACAAGAAGAACGAGCGCAAAGAGGAGCTCGAACTGTTGGTCGCAAGAATCACCCGGGATATAGTTCTGAAAGATGAGTTCATCGAGTGGCTTGCCGACGAAACGCTTTCATTCCACAAGGCCGCGAAACATGCGTCCGGGCTGGATGATCTTGAGCGGGAGCTTGCCGAGAACAAGGCCGCGATTGACAACGTGTTATCCGCTATCGAAGCGGGGATTATCAACCAGTCTGTAAAAGAGCGTCTGACCGCTTTAGAAGCAGATCAGACGCGAATTAAGGACGCGATGGATTTATTATCCCGGGCGTACAGGCCGCTCGACAGAGAGCGTCTGATTTTCGCCTTGGAGCGTTTCAGACGGGATGATCTATCAGACGCGAAGTACCGCCGATTCCTTATCCAGCACTTCGTGAAGAAAGTCGTTCTGTTCGATGACCGTATCGAGATTGACTACTATTATTCAGACGGGGAGACGTTTACCGCCCCATTGAGTTCTGTCGAAGAAGACGCAGTTCCACCAAATGCTTTTCAGACGAACCAAGCCGAGGTTTGGATAACCGCCGCCTGTTTCCGTCTGGCTATAAAAAGGCTCCCCGCGTGAACGGGGAGCTTTTTTAATCGTCAAACCGATATTCCGAAAGCGGTTTCCCGGCAAGGTATATCTCGCAAGTGAGCGGTTGATCGGGCATGTACAAGTCTTCGTTGATCGTTTGCCAACGCTCAAGCCCCAGGCGCGTAGATCGGTAGCAAGCGTTAATCTTCCGGTTCACGATGTCAGCTTCCGTAAGCGGTTTCAGCTTCGCTCCGCAGTAAGCGCAGAACCGCGCTTCCGGGACAGCCGCAAGCCTTTCGCAAGAAGAGCACCATTTTTGTCCGACGCGTCCGAAAGTCATTCTCCGTTCCCCCTTTCAGCAAACAAAGATTCGTAGGTCTCCACGTCCGTCAAGCACACGGGCGCGTCTATCCCCATGCGTTGCGCCGCCTCCGTCTTGATGACAGAATAGCGCCCGGTAGGGTAGTAGCCTTTCTGGATTGCGGGTTGACCGTCGTTCCGGGGAACGTCCGAGACTTCGATGAGCGCCGTTCCCTGTTTCCAGAGCTCTTTGCATTTCGGGCAAGGGTCGTAGTTGAGAACCGTCCGCCGGGGCGCTTCCGGGTCTCCTTTTCCCATGTAGCCGAGCAAGGCGATTTCGCCCGTATCTTCGCCGCACCAAAAGCACACGCCGAGCGTCGGGTTCACGCCGTGCTTTTCACTTAACCGAATTGATTTTGACATGTTCATTCTCCTTTCATCGTGAGGGCGGTTCTAACCGCCCTCTATCGCGTTTTAGTGTAAACCGGGTATGATTTACCGTCCGTCAGCTATCGTCGCGCAGACGGCTCGAGAAGTAGTGAGAACCGCGCCGATTGAATCGGGCGATATACGCGGCTTCTTGAGCCTTGTCGAAGAGCACCGTGTCATCGAAGCCAAAGTCCTCGTACCCCTGTGCGCAAGTGCAGAGATACCGGGTTGAGGGCGGTTCGATAGGCCGCTCGTTCATAACGTAGATGAGCGCACTCACCGTTCCGTCTTTTGTCTTCACTTTCATGTACTCTTTGCGGTACAGATGCGGGTAGCCCTCGTACACGTCGAGCGAAGCTTCGTCTTCCGGGGAGATCGCCCAGATACCAACGGGGACACGTTCACCCTTTGAGGGTTCTACGGTGAGAACGCCGCGACGGAACACCAAGCCGTAGTCCTTGATGTACCCTTTGCCGAACACACAAGCGTCCGGGCAACGGTAGCTCATTTGAGCCTTGTTGAGATTCGAGCCGTAAGCCAGATAGAATGTTTGTGTCATTGTTCTTTCTCCTTTCAAAATCTGCTTTTCAGCAGTAAGTTACAAGATCGGGTCTTCCGTTTGCGATACAGGCTTCTTGCCGGTGAAGAATCGCCATGAATGCCAGTTCTTTGGCTTCTTTGTAGGTCTCCCACGGCAACCAAGCAATCGGGAGCGGCAAGCCGAAGCACCGTTCGGCCTTGTCTTTCAGATCGGACAGACGGGCGTATTCAGCCGCGTCGTAGGGGATTTCGCCGCTGTCCATGTCGGACATAGTGTTGAAGCAGATGTTTCGGATGAGTTCGAAGTTGTGCTGGTTCTTCTCCATGGAGAACGGGTAGAGCTTCTTGCACGAGACAACGCGGTAGCCGCGTTCCTTGCAGATCGCAAGGTTCTCGTTCTTCTTCTCTTCGGAGCGGGGGAAGCACTTCTTCTCCTTGCCGTCAGCGGCGATGTAGCGGAGTTCGTAGCGGGTTTCTTTCTTGAAGTACATGGTCGTTCTCCTTTCAGTCTTCGAGATTTTCAACAAGCCAGTCGTACAGCGCGTCGTAGCACGAAGAGTAGACGTAGTTTGCGACGGTGTTCTTCCACTCGTGGTAGAACGCCCGGTCTTCGTCGGAGGGGTCGCCCCAAGGGTTCACGAGGCGGATGTCGAGCGCGTTCACGCGGACGGCGAAATTTGCCGCTTCCGCAAGGTTGACGGCGAAGAGCCGAGCCTTTCCCGCGTCCGTGGAGCCGATGCAAGACCAGTTCACTTTCAGCGTCCAAGCGGAATCCGAGTCGAAGATGTCGTAGGATTCTTCGAGCGTGAACAACTTGTCCCTGTTGCGGTAGTCGTTGAGCGCGTCCGTCAAGACGGCGCGGGTCGCGAGGTTGAGCTTCTTCATTGTTTTTCTCCTTTCGGGAAGTGTCAAGTTCGGTTTACATCCTTAGTCTACCACAACTTTCCGGGGTTGTCAACCACATTTTACAATTTTTTTGAAAAAAATTTCTGCCGCCCTTTCGAGCGGCAGATCGTCAGATTTCCCCGGTTACTGTGATTGAGCCGTCTTCGGCAATCTCAAGCCCTGTTACCCAAGCGGGTTTCACGTTGCCGTTCAGCACGTCTGTAAGCCAGCGGCAATATTCCTCGAGATTGATGAAGTGGTAGGTGACTGTGTTGGTCTTCACGGCGATTCTCCTTTCAGGTCTTTTGAGTGTTTCGATCTCGTCCGGGGACAGCCCGGTGTTTTCGTAGGCGGCGAGACGGTCAGCGATGATTCTCCATTGACCGTAGCCTTGGGGGAGCACGTACTTCGTTCCGTTCCAGCGGGTAAGTCTTTCCATGCGGTTTTCTCCTTTCAGTTTATCTCACGGGGCGGTTTAGACCGCCCCGGTGAAAGCGGAAGTCATGTGCAGACGGCAAGTTTCAAACTCTTTGCCCGTGAGGGAAAGGCGGTCTTCGAGGAAGTTCATCATGGCCTTGCCTTTCTGCTCAGTGGTCATGCGGTCAGTCGTTTCAAACCGGGCGTTGAGCGCGGTATGGAATTCGGGAGCGCCGATTGCGTAAGCGGACATAGCCAAGCAGAACTGGATGTAAGCCTTGATCTTGCCAGCGTGTGTAGTGCCGTTGAAAAGCCGGAACTCGATCGTGCCCTTTGTGTACCAAGCGTGGATGTTCAAGCCGTGGTAGCGGGTCATGTCGTAGTGTTCATGGTAGCCCGTCCGAGGATTGCGAGAGCCGCCCTCGTTCAAAGGGCCGTACCAGACGGGCTCGAGGTCAGCCTTGGTCATCGGAGCTTTCTTCATAGCGTCAACCAGCTTCCCGTTCAGCTTTTGGCACCAGTTGAGGCGGTAGCCGTTTTGGAGAGCTTCATTGATGAGGTTCTGCCGTTTCAGCATCATGTTCGCCAGGCGAGTGATCGAGTAAGCGTCGTGGTTCGCGCCGTCAACGTGGACATGAACCCCGCAAGATGTATTTGCAAATGCGCCAGCTTCGACGAGGGCGCGGATGATTGTCTGGATGGTTTCGATGTCAGAGTACTTGCAAATCGGAGTGACGAATTCGGTGCAGTAATCGGAGTGGCCTTTGCCGTAATGATGCCGCCGCCCGTTCACCTTAGGCCCGTAAGCGTCGATGGAAGAATCGGACATGCACTTCCACTTCCGCCCGTCGAGGTCAACCGCGAAGTAAGTGTCGTAGCTGTAATCGTGACCGATAGAACCGTCTCCCACGATGCCGGAGATGATCTTCGCCGCGTCCTTGCGGGAGATGCCAGTCATCTCAATTTCACAGCCGAAGTTCTGCTTTTTGATGTTCTCTTTCACGATAGCGTTCATTGTTCATATTCCTTTCATTCACGGATGCCAGTCCGTTTTGTCAAGTTCGGTTTACAGGCTTATTCTACCACCGCTTTCGATAATTGTCAACCCCATTTTACACTTTTTTTCAAAAAAATTTTGAGAAACCCCCGAAAATAGAACGGGAATTTCTCGAAAATCGCGTTTTTGTGTACTTTTCTGTGCCAAATAGTACCGAAAACAGGCCTTTTTGTGCTCTAAAAAAATTTTAGGGCTTAATTCGTTGTAAACCCGGGTCTACACCGAATTTCGCGTCTGCCGGGTTTTAAGAATTGCCCGGTATGATTTGACGGGGAAACCCTAAAACGCGGCAGAACGCCTCAGAGCGCGTCTGAGAGCGCGGCAATAAAAAAGCGCCCCTCAGAGCGTTTCTGAGGGGCTTTAAGTGCTTTTCAGTCTTTGGTCAGTTGCTTTCCGATCTGGTGAGCGCCTGTTGCGGCGAGACCGCTCACGATACCGACAGCGACAGCGTCCATTACGTTATCTGCCGGGTAGCCCGGGATGACGTGCATACCGACAGCGCCGAGCACTCCGCCGAGCGCTCCAACGATACAGGGTATGTACTTGTCATCGAGCGGGGAGATTTTTACGGTCATCCCCACGAGATAGCAGATGACCACGATAGAAACGACAGTTGCTACTTCTGGCATAGTATCAGCTCCTTTCAAGAAGTTTGAACAATCTCGAAGATGTAGCACCTTGTCCAGTAACCGTCGCGTGTTGACCCCCACAGCTCGACGGTCTGGTTTTTTGTAAGGCTCACTTCTGTGAGCTCTACGGCTTGATGGAGGTCAGGAAAAGATGTCTTCTGCTCACCGTAAGGAACGCCGTCAATATACATCTGTATGAATTGATTGCCGCCCGAACTGTATCGATTCGCTACCCAATACACACTATACGTTCCGGTTTCAGCTACGGTAAGTTTCTTGTTCGGGAACGCCATCGGTTCAGCGGTTGTGATCTGCGTTACTCCGAATATAACTTGCGTGTTCCCTCCACCGCCGCCGCCACCGCCACCAGCGGCCTTGCCAGCGCCGAAGCCGAGAAGAAAATCATGGTTGACCATAGCTCAGCCCCCTTGCAAGGAAAACTGCTTCACCCAAGCCGCGCCGGTTTCGTTGAATAAATAAACGTCGCCTGTGTCGATCTCCGTAACGTCCGAGCCGTTTGCCACTCCGACAGTAGGTTTCTCGTCCGTGGAAAGGCACTCCCCATGCCCGAAATAGACGGGAGTTCCGTCTGTCAGAACCCCGGCAAGATGTTTTTCGTGGAAAGTAAAGGCCATATCTTTTGCTCCTTTCAATGTCTGTAAAGATTCTTTACGTCCGCTTTCAATTCCGCTATGTCCGCGCCGAGGGAAGCGAATTTCTCAGCGTAGCCGTTGTGAATGTCGAGCTTGTGTTCGACAGATTTCAGCCGTTCTTCGAGCCGTGCGTCTCTCGCGGCTTCCTCTTTTTCCCGGTTCTGCGATTGCTGGCGTGAGATAAGATACTGTCCGATGACCGCACAGATGCCCGTGATTAGGGCTACAACAATTTCACTACTCATTCCTCTACCTCTGCAAAAGTGCTGTCCATGTCATGTTGCCGACAACGCCGTCACAGTCGAGCTCTTGAGCCGTCTGGAAGCCCTGTACGGCCGCTTCGAGCTCCGCGCCGAATATTCCGTCAACCGCGCCGCTGAAATAGCCTCGCGCCCGGAGAATCGCTTGTAGCACTTCCACGTCTTTCCCGGACATGTTGCGGTCGATTATCCGGGGAGGCCAGAACTTTTCTTCCGGGGCGGGTACGGGCGTTCCTGTCATTTCGGCGTAGATCGAACGGGCATATCGGCAACGGTATCTGATAGCTTCATCCGACTGATTGTGCGGCTTCTCGAAGTACAGCATGAATTCTCTGGTCATGTCCTCGATTGAGGCATTTGACTTGAGCATTTTGTAGACCCGGGAATATTCCGCTGTGCGGAGCTCCATTTCCGCCCAAGTGTTCTGGCAAGTCGCATTTGATATGGACTTGCCATGCTGTTTGCACAAATCATAAAGCCCCGCTTTACGGCTCCAAAATGTATGCTGATAGTAGCCGTAGCCGAGTTGATCATAGATGAATTTTGCCCGGGTAATGATGCCCTTGTCCACTTGGGAAGTGTACTCCGCGTCCGAAAGTTCACAGCGGTCGTCCACGTTGTTTGACAAGAACCCGCTTTCCGGGCCTATATTCCCCATGATTGCGGCAGTCGCTTCCGGGCTATATCCCCGGGTTATCCACCAGTTCCAGATAGATGCTTTACTCATTCAGCTACCTCCGGGGTTTCCCCGTGCATGAAAGATTTGGAATCAATCTTCCGCCCGTCTGCCGTAAGCAGAAACACAGTATGCAGATAGACAGATGAGATCGCGGCATACCCGCACTTTAGGTAAAATTCGCTCAAGGCTTCGTTCTCGTCCGTCTTGATGACGGGCGGAAGAGAATCCGTTTTCCCGCCGCTGTCTGTTTGAACTTCAAAGATGATGTAAGGAATCATTGTATCGCCCCCTACGAAGTTTTTGCCCAGAGAATTGTCGGCTTGAAAGTCAGCGTGATTGACGCATTATTGAGCGCTCGAATAAGCCAGTTGACCTTGCAAGTGCCAGCGGAAACATCTGAAAGGAAGAAGCGCACGAGCGCGGCGTTTGTCGAACCGCCGCCGCCGCCGTCAATTCCGACTATCCCGATAGGGTAATATCCGGCTTTCGTGATAGCGGAAGATGTTCCGCTATCATACGAACCCGTCGAGACGGTGACGGAAATATTGTGCGACGTTAAAGCAAACAAGGAGCTTGCGTCAGAAACGTGTGCCAGACTTCCGAGCGACGCTTCAATACTCGCAAGCCGTCTGTCCATTTCGGAGCTTTCGCTTCCAAGGTCTGCAATCGTGTCGGAAACGTCTGCTTCGCCGCCAAGTTCGATGCTATCAAAACGGTCGAGCAAGACGTTGAAAACGGTCTTCGTCACTTTTCGCTTCACATTGACCCCGAGCGCCTTGTATATGATGGTCACGGTGTCGCAAAGGTTGATGTGGTTTTGTAGCGCGTACTTATACTCTTGCGTGTGCCAAAGGGGGACAAAGTCAACCGTTATCGCCTCAGAAACTTTTGCAAGCGTTGTCGCGGCGAGATAACTTGTTGCGTAAGTGGTCACTTGCGCTTGCGTAGGCTCAGTTTCAAATTCGCCAGAGATGTCGAGGACTACTGTGCGCCCGTGCGCATAGTCCCCGGCGTGAGCGTTCTGGATGACTTGGGGGCTCGAATAGACGAAGACAGAATTCCCGTTGCCATCGTCGCCTTTCCAGAACGCCATGACCCCGGTAATCAAGTCTCCGATGTCGTTCGTCTGCTCGAAGGCGGTCATGTTCTTTGCGTACTCGATCTTCGCCCCGTTGTCAGCGCCGCGCGATTGCCACAATTTAACTGTCCAGTTATCCCATTCGTACTCGCCGCCGTAGCGGTCAAGAACCGAACCCTCGATACCGCCGAGCGCAGACCGCAAGGAAGTGGGCGGCACGGAATATGAAGCGCTTGTTGCGATGTCGCTTTGAAAAGTGAACGGGCAAGTGTCGAGCGCCGCCGTCTTGAGAGCCCCCATCATTTGCTGTGCAGTTCCTGTCCCGGTCAGATCGGGGACGGGGATAAAATTGAGCTGGTATGATATGTGTCGCGCATTGACGGTTATCTGACCAGCAAGCTCTGAAACAATGCGGTAGATGCGAAAAGCCTGCCGAGTGCCGTTTTCTTTTGCCTTTGCAACGATGATTCGGTCAGTTTTGATTTGCCCGTAATTGTAACCGCCAATAGGGTAGACCATTTCAAGCTCGAACTCGCCGTTTCGTTCTTCGGTCACAAGGCAGGAAATTGCGTCGGAGAGAACGCCGAGGCCGTAGGTCGTGAAAGTCGTAGCGTCTTTCTCAAATAGAATCGGTCTGACAATCATACTCAAATCCTCACAAAGCGCTTGTCGAGATCGAAATATCCCGTATAAGTCGCGAGAAGCTGCGGGTCGTCCGGGTCATCGTTCCAGACTTCGTGATATGCGGTAATATAGAGCCCTGTTACCGGAGACAAGGCCGGGAAAGCGTATGCAGCGTCTTCGTCCGGGGTTATGGTCACGAGAGAGCTTGCGTCAACCGCATGTTCCTCGTCCATTTCATCGTAGGCAATTATCGTTTCGAGCTCGCAATCTATCTCGATAAAGTCTTGCGAGTGCGGAGCTACATCAATAACCCACGTCCCAGCTTCATATCCGCCGTTGATGTAGATTCGTGCGCCAGCATACGCTTCGACGATTTGCAACTTCGGGATTGCTGTCATCCCGTAGGGGTTATCGAAAGTCTTGGTAACATTTTCATGCGAGAAGTCTGCGCTCACGCTTCCGCCGACGTAAAGAAGCGGCTTGCAGTTAAACGTCAAGTCAAAAACCCCGCTGTGCATAGCGTCCCAGATGTTTGGGGTGATACCGCCTTTGAATTCTGCCATTCTATAACCGCCGACGTTGTTTCCGGGAATCTCGCTGTCATAGACGAGACTGAAATATCCGCCTTGCAGTTGGTAGAGATTTTTGACAAAATCTTTGAAGTGGGTCTCCCATCCATCTTTGATGTGACAATGGTAGGTTATAGGGACGTTTTTCCAACACCCGTTGTCTATGATGAGGTCGCCGCTGCGCCCGGGGACATGGATTGACGTTGTATCTCGTTCGGGTTTGACCCATTGATCTATCCCGTCAACTTCGATGCCGTAGGTATCGAAATACAGCCATCCAAAACTCAGGTTGCCCATACTGCTCCTTTCTTGTTGACCATCTGCTGCAATCTCACCGCGACGAGATTTGCGAGGTCTCTTTCGTTCATGCCCTGTGACGGATTCACCACTATGGAGATGTTCGTAGTTCCGCCGCCGCCCATCATCTGAGCCAGCTTATCGTAGGACATGAGCACTTCTTTCCCGCGCTCCCCGCCGCCATAGAGTTTTCCGTTCATCGCGCCGAAAATGGTAGCCCCGTCAAGCACGACGGGGTTCTGCATAGCTCTGGCGTTCCAGACAATCTCCGGCCATTCGACTGTCTTTCCGAAAAACGTCTTTTGTTTCGTCTCAATTCGAGGCCAGTTGATCGCGTCTTTTATGCCGTTGAATATGCCCTTGATCGTGTCCACGATTCCAGACAAAGTATTCTTCGCCGTCTCAATCGGGGAAACGATTGCGTTCTTGATTCCGTTCCAGACATTAGTCGCTGTGGATTTGATGGAGTTGAACGCGGAACTCAACGTAGACTTGATCGTGCTCACCGTGTTCGACACTTTTTGTTTCGCCCCGTCTATTGCGGTCGCTACGGCGGTTCTAACCGCTGTCCAGACGCTTTCAGCCTTTGCCTTGATATTATCCCACGCGTTTGCTATCGACGTTCTGAGGGCTTCTACGGCGTTAGGAATGGCGGTCTTCAAATTCGCCCACGTCCCGGTCACTTTTGCCTTTACAGCGTTCCAAGCGTTAGCGGTCGCGGTCTTGACGGAGTTCCAAGCGTTCACGATGGAGTTCTTCATGTTCGTGAAAGTGACTTTCATCGTCTCCCACAGTTTGATCGCGGTCGCCTTAATCCAGTCCCAATGCTTTATGACAAGAATCACAGCCGCAATAATTCCAGCCGCCGCGATGGTAAACGGGACAAACGCGCCAGCGATGAGCGGGGCAATCGCCATGATACTTCCGATGCTGAAAGCGAGCGCCCCGATGATCGTGATAAGCGGCCCTATGGCGGCGACAACGCCAGCGATGATGAGAATTATCTTTTTCGTTGACGGGCTTAATTTGTTGAACTTGTCAACAAGGCCTTGGATGTATTCAGCCGCTTTCCGTATGTATGGCATAAGCTCTGTGCCGATGGAGATAGCGGCTTCTTGGAGCGCGGATTTCAGAATCGTGAGCTGACCGTTTAGGTTGTTCAACTGCGTGTCAGCCATATTCTGCGCCGCGCCCTCTGCGCCGAGGATAGCAACGCCGATTTCGTCCCAATCGGAACTGACAGCCTCCAATAGAGCTTCCGCCGATGCGAGGTCTCTCGCGTTGAAAAGGTCTGAAATCGCGTTGATCTTCTCTTCTTGCGTAAGCCCGTCCATGGCCTTGGACAGATCGGTGAATATAACGCTGAGTGACTTCATTTTATCCTCTGCGTCAAACACTTCAACGCCGAGATCTTTGAGGGCTTTTGTTCCGTCGGACGTTGGCGAGGCGAGCTTCATCAGCATGTTCCGCATGTGCGTTCCAGCTTCGCTTCCCTTGATGCCAGCGTTTGCCATGCCCGTGAGAGCAATTTCAAGCTCTTGGATTCCGTCAACAGATGCCGTTGCGCCGTCCGCGAGATGGACTTCGCCGCCCGTGAGTTCCAGAACGCCGCCGTTCAGCTCTTTCGCCAAACCGCCAACGGTGAGAAACGCTTCGCCGAGTTGTTCGACGCTCGTATTGCCCGTAGACGCGGCTTTCGCCATTTCGTCAACCATCTGTTGCGTTCTGTCGAGGGATATTCCGAAAGCCGTCTGTGTGTCCGTAACCATGTCAGATGCCCGGGCAAGATCGAAACTACCAGCCGCCGCGAGGTTCAAGACGTTCGGGAGCATTTTCATACTCGTTTCGGTATCGTAACCAGCAAGAGCCATGTAGTTCAAAGCGTCGGCGGCTTCTTTCGCGGAGAACTTGGTCGTAGACCCCATTTGCCGGGCGAAGTCGGAAAGCTGTTGCATGTTTTGAGATGCTTCGCTCGTGTCGTCGTTCAACTCGTCCACGGTGTAGCCCATAGTCGCGGCGACGTTCGACATGGCCTGTTCAAAGTCTGCGTCCGTCTTCACAGCGGCGATGCCAAGGCCGATGATCGGCGCGGTGACATACTTCGACATGGTTTTCCCGGCTTCCATCGCTTTAGCGCCGAATTCTTTCACGGCTTCGCCGACAAGGGCGATTTTTTGAGCGCCGACAGAGCCGAATTGCTTCGCCTGTTTTTCAAGACTTTCGAGCTGGGATTCCGTCTGGATGATCTCACGGCGAAGCGCCATGAATTCATCAGACCATTGATTCACGCCCTTTGCTTTCCAGTCGGCTTCCGTCTGTTTGAGCTCTTTCAGTTTGTCCCGAGTGGCGTAGATTTCATTTTTGAGAATTCGGAACTTCTGGTTTAGAAGCTCCGTATTTTTGGGGCTGAATTTCAACAGCCTATTTACATCGGAAAGCTGTGTCTTCGTGCTCTTCACGCGGGTATTGAGCTTCGCAAGTTCATTCTGGAACTTGCTGGTATCAGCCCCGATTTCGATTGTAATGCCCCGAATACTGCCTTTACCAGCCATTGAGAATCATCCTCTCAGAATCGGTCGAAGTCCGCTTGCGTTGCTTTGTAAGGGTATTCTTCAAAGTCATTCGCAAACTCTGTAACCATATCGTAAACAGTCCCCACGTCGATGAGGGCGAGTTCACGGAGCGATAGCCCGAGTTTCGTCGCCCTCAACAGGTAAACCGCCGTGTTGAGTTGCCGCGTGGTCAGTCGGTCTTTTTTTTTGCGATACTCGTTGTCTTCGTAGTATCGACGTACACCGCGATGATGTCTTCCGCCGCCATAGAGAGCGCAAGTGGTTCAAACTGGCATACCCAAAGCAGAAATTCGTTGAACGACAGCTTGATCTGTGTAGGGTCTGGCTGTTCATTCTGTTTTGCCATGACGTAGGCCAGCTTCTTTACCATGCTGTCCGTGTCGGTTTCCGCGCCGTCTGCGGCGGCGGTGAAAATCTTGATGAGGTCTTCGTTGAAACAAGCCTTGTAGAGAAACGGGGTCGCCCCGTCTGCCCTCATCCAAATCTCTTTTTCGTCAATCTTGATGAGTTTAACCACGGTTTTCTCCTTTCAAAAAGAGAGGGGGATTTCTCCCCCTCAAAATCAAGTTGCTACGGTCTGCGGAAGCTTTACGCTCGAGAAGAACGTGCTGTAAGCCGCGTCGCCCGGTTTGCACTTCGCCTTGACGAGCGGGACAACCGTGGAAGCGATAGTCTGGTTTACGGCGGTTGCCGTGATGCTCAAGGTTTCGGTGACGGGTTCAATCGTCTCTTCCGTGGTCTGCGAAGCAACAGCGGGTCTGGTCGCTTTGCAGTTGTACAGAATCCAGCGCGTAGCGTTTGCGTCGCCCTCAAACTGTCCAAGGAGCGCAAAAGCTTTCGGCTTCGCGTCGGCTCTCTCATACTGCAAGCCAGCGGTGCTGTCCGAATACTCGCCCATTACGTCGGTCATGAAGCTTTCGGGGACGAGGGCGAGTTCGAGGTCGCCGCTGTACCCGTTGTTCGAGATGCTAACGTAATAGTCGATGTTGTCTGCCCGAAACTTGTTAGTGTCGCCCTCTTGATCGAGCGACAGATTGACTGCGCCGGGAAGCGCTACGGGAGTTGCGTAAGAGTAGCCCCCGGTCGTTTCCGTGGCAACGGCGTAGTAACAGTTGGACAGGCCGAATTTTACTTTGTTAGCCATTGTCATCCTCCGTTTCAATCTCGAACAGAATCGTTGCCCGGAAAAGCACGGCATACATCTGTTCGGAATCTATGTAAGTTTCTTCTGTCTGATAAAAAATTCCAGCCGTTTGAAGCGCCGTTTCGATGACCGCTTCGGCGGCGTAGTCCTTTTCGTCCGTGTAAAGCTCGATGATGAGCTCACGGATAGCTTGGTAATTCAGATTGTCGGCTCCGAAGTCATAAGAACCGGAAATATAGAAGCATACGAAAGGCGGCGGTTGCGCGGTGTCTTCCGAAAACTGATAATAGGCGTTCGGAAAACCGAAACTTTCAACGAGCGTTGCGATTTCAGATTTCGTCATATAACCGCCCTCACTTTTTGCTCGAATTGCTGGTTGATGCGTTTTTCAACAGGCTCAATGTGCGGTCTTCCGTGGTATGTTCCGACTTGTCTGCCGCCACGCTTTACCGCGTGGTCTCTTTCAAGCAGATGCGATACCCGGTATTCGGTCTTGTTGTAGATAACGCCCTCGTTCACAAGACGCTTGCTCGTGATCTTATAAGTCCACCCCCGGGCGTAAGCCTTTGTGCGGAATTTGCTTCGAGCGCCTGACCGTACCGCCGCCGCGCCAGCTTTCACTACGTTCGTCACGGCTTGTCTGAAACCGTCCGAAAGCGTGCTGGAATAATCTTTGAGCTCTGCCGCGATTGCTTCATCGAGCTTATCAAGCGTTGTCTTCCTCATCGTCGCCCTCTTTCCCGTTCGTGCCGCCCTCGCGCTGGACGTACAATTCGATGTAGTCCGTGCCGGGGACGTGGTAGGTTCTGTAAATCGCGTAGGACTTATCGTGCCAAACGCAAACCCGTTCACCTTGATAGTCAGCCGCGAAAACCGTCGCTCTGAATTCCGGGTTCAATCCATTTCGCCCCGCTTGGAAAAACTCTTGCCGGGTAATGCTGTCGATTTTGCAAAGGACAGTTCTCCGGGTAGGAGTTCCGCGCCATACACCGTCCGTCCCGCGAGAACGGGAGACTGACAACAGAGTGAGCTCATCATCCATTGTCAGCCCCCCATTTTCTCTGCGAAAACGCGGTTATTGAGCGCGTATCTTAACATGCGGGGCATACCCTCCATGCCGTCCCGCCTACGCCACAGCCAAGCGGCATACATTACGGTTAGGTGAGAATCGTCCACGGTGTCCCCGAGGGTGATTCCCTCACGCTGGATTTCCGCTTGCGCGGCTTCGATGTAAGTCGAAAGCCGCGTATCGTATGCGGTTGTAGTAATGCCGAGGTCAATCTTGAGCAACGGCAAAAGCACTTGTGCTGTCTGCATAGTTACGCCCCTTTATAAGTCGAGGGGATTGAACCCCTCTAAAATCAAGTCACGGTGACGGTGCAAGAAGCCGACAGGCCGTTGCAGGTCGCGGTGATAACGGAGCTACCAGCGGTCACGCCAGTAACGAGGCCGCTCGAAGAGACGGTCGCCTTGCTGGTCGTGGCGGAAACCCACGATACCGTGCCAGAACCGGGCGCGGTAAACGCCACGAGCTGGAACGTGCCAGTTCCGACGATGGAAGCGGTCTGCGTATTCAGCATAAGGCTCTGGACGCTGTTCGCGTCATCGGGAGCGAAGCTGGCAGACGTGGACGCGGACTGGTTGTTCACGGCCTGTACGACAAAGCCCTCGGCGATGACCGGGAGGCCATCATACCGGGCGGTAGCCTTGAAGATGGTCTGGTCGGCAAGGAACTTGTAGTGCTCGGAAGTGGCGAAGCGCTCACCAGCCCTCTCGCCCAGCAGATACAGGTCGTAGTAGCCGGAGATGATGTTGTAGTCAGGAACATCTTCCAGCACTTCGATGATGCCGCCGATGATAGGCATAGTGCCGCCCATGCCCGTGACAATCGCGCCAGCCGCATTGATGGACATAGCCTGTGCCATCAGATAGGTGTAGGTCTTCTCGTTCATGACATGAACGATAGCGCCCCGGCTGTACTTGCCCTTGGCGTTGCCGAAGTTCAGCACGAGATCGGCAAACAGGGCTTCGCCAGTCGCCGCCGTGGTCTTGATGTTGCTGGTGTGAAGATCAGCCCAAGGCCGGGCGGTAGCGGGATAACCGGCAGGCTCGGAAGTCTGCGCCAGACGGGTCACGATGCCAAGGGGCATGCGAGTACCCGTGCCATACAGGATAGCCTTGTCAAGCGCCTTGCCGATTGCCTGTCCGAGAGCGGTCATGATCTCGGCGGCGAGGTCGATGTCGCTGTCCTCAAGGTTGGCGTTGCAGACGGCGAAGAAACCGCCCACTTTCCAACAGTTGATTTCAACGTCGTTGAAGCCGAGATCAAGCTCGTTCAGATTCGCACAGCAATCCGTCCAGACGGCTTCGGGGATAGTCCCCATGATGACCATGCGCCCGTCTCCGTTCAGAGTTCTGACGTTGACATGGCGGTACAGCTTGGAGTAGTTGATGATGTTCTCGCGCAGGATGCCGAGGAACACAGTGGGGATGGTAAGCCCCACGTTGGTAAGGGCTCTCTTTTCCCGGATGCAGGAGCGGACTTCGGTCAAAAAATTCTTTACGTCTTCGCGCTCGAAGAACGCCGTGCGCTCCTGCGCGGTAGCGCCGAAAAGCTTGGCGCGGGATTCGGGGATGCTCATTTTCTTTTCGTCCTTTCTTTCGTTTTCAGCCGGAGCCTTGGGAGGCTCCGTGCTCTGCGCGGCTTCTTCTGCCGCGAGATCGTTTTCAAGTCCCGCGATTTCATCCTTGAGGGATTTCTTCGCGTCCTCGTGCGCGGTCTTGTCCGCGTCGAAAGCGCTCACAAGTTCGTCGAGCGCGTTGCGGTCTTCTTCCGGGGTATCGTCCGCAACTTCCTCGATGGACTTTGCGAGATCGGCTTCACGGCTGTCGAACTCCGCGTCTTTCTGCCGAAGAAGCTCGAGCGCCTTGTTTTTCTCGTCAATCTTCTTCCGCAACAGCAAAGCTTTCAATGCCATTTCGCAAGTACCTCTTTCTTCTGATTTTTCCACGCTTCAACAGTCCGCTTTGCGATTTCTTCCCGTTGAGCGTTCCGCGCAGAGATGTTCGTCTCCTTGTACGCGGGGAATGTGCAAGCGCTAACCTCGTACAACTCCACGTCCTTGATCGTCCAATGAATCGAGCCGTCATCGCGGAAGTCGGTTTCCTCGTTCGTGATCTCGAAGCCAAAGGAGCATTGGTCTACGTCGCCACGCTTGACACGCTCATATAGGTTCATAGCGTCAGCGTCTTTCGGATTGATGCTGATTTTCCCCCATAGGCCGTGTTCGTCCTCGCGCAGTTCGAGCGTGTGCGCTTTCGTTCTGCCAAGGACAAGCGTAGTGTCGTGGTTGGTAAGGGCGCGGACATCGTTGGATAGCGTTCTCGAAAAAGCCCCCGGCGCGACAGATTCCGTCATGCCCGGAGCAATCTCATAGATGGAGTTGAATACGGCGAAATACCCCTCAATGGTAGGGGCTTCGCCCTCGTCCCTCGCGGTGAATTCCGTCTGAACGGGACGGACTTCGCGCCGTTGGAGACGAAAGGACATGTCATCCTTGTTATAGGTCGCCTCGAATTTCATTGTTCTGCATCCTCTCATAAATCTGTTCTGTGATCGGAACGTAAGCGATATGCCCCAGCTTTATAGCCGGGTCGCAAAACATCTTTCTCCCGAGTTGCTGAACTCTCATGCAAAAGCTCAAGTCTTCGCCAAAACCGAGAACGGGGGAGAACGGAAGCCCGAATTCGTCCGCAACGTCTTTTACAAGTTTCGTCGTCATCATTACCGCGCCGAACCCGTGCGCGGCAACTTCAAATGGTCTGTCTTTCGGGAAATCCAAGTAGGGCTTCGCGTCCGGGACAGGGTCGCCGTTCTCATTCTTCACAAGACAACAGCTTTTGTAGATGACGGGTTTGATCGGCTCTTTGCGAGTATAGTAGATTCCGCTCATCATTTCGTAGCCCTCGTCGAGCCATGCGCTCAATCGGTTGAAAAGATCGGGCGCGAAGAGCATGTCGCTGTCAAGCCACAAAATTCTGTCGAACCCGTCTTCGACAGCCTTGTGCGCGAGACGGTTTCTCGAATCGTATATCAGCGACGAAAGACCAAGTGAAAACTCCACGTCGCCGCTGACATTCATGCCGAGAATCGACTTCAAAAAAAGGCTGTGCACCATGTCCATGCACGGAACAGCTACAAGTGTTCTCATTTCTTTCTCCTTGACCGTTATTTCGTTTGAAGCCATCAGACGCGTTCTGGCGCGTTCTAAGGGTTTCTGGCTTTCCCCGTGATTTTATATTGCCGCGTCGCTAAGTCGCGGCAGACGCGAAATTTGATTTTTTTCGATGTTCGGAAGAATCGCCCCCTTAAAGTTCATTGTAAACCACGTTTTACATTAAGGGTGTACTTTTTGGTTGTCAAAAGTTCTAAAAAAAGAGTTTTTGCGTTTATGTTCGTTCTGATTTTTGCCGATATTTTGCGATTTCTGGCCTGTTTTGCCAGTCTACGGTGCAAGCGTAATGCCGTATCTTCACAAGGTCTGTCGGGGCGGTAAATTGACATGAATTATAGCTCGACGGAAGCTCTAAAACGCGGTCGCAAAGTTCGTTCATGCAGTCTTGCGAGACGTACCTAAACGCCCGAGAATTGAGCGCGTCTATCATCTCATCGTCTTTCCCGGTTTCCCGCCAGAGCTTCAAATTGAGTAGGCAAACGCCCGTATTAAAGTATGGCTTCGCCCCGGATAGGTTCGGTTCTCTGACAGCCGCGAAGAAGTTATTGCCGAGGTCGATGCCGAAAAGCTCTCCGATGTCTTGCTCCACTATCGTGTCAACGTCGAGCGAAAGAACGGTGTCGCACAGGAGTATCTTCGATAGCGCGGGTCGCAAACAGCCGTACTTCTTCCAATGCGTCCAAGTATTCGTGCCGTTGAAGATTTCCGGGAACTTGACGTACTCTACCGGAAGATCAAACGGGAGCTTATCATCATCTATGATGACATAGATTTTGTCAACGTCAGTATGTTCGATGAGTGAACGTATAGCTGGCTCAAATCCGGGGTAGATTTCCCGAGAGCCGAAGTAAACTACGGTTTTCTGATCGGACATTTCTGCGCGTTTTCCGTGAGCGCCCACCAGCCCTTGCAAGATTTGAAGTACTGGTTGCCGCACAAATTCCCGGTCTTCGTACAATGGATTTTCATTCCGCTCTTGTAGACCCCGTAGGGGCAAGCAATCTTCACATTCATTTCAGTTTCCCTTGGTCGCCGCTCATGTCATACGGGATGTAGTTTTCGAGCACTTTGTATTCCGTCAGCCCTGCTGGCTGCATGTGCATACGGTCTCGCCACTCATCGCCGTTGACAAATCCCCGGTCTGAACCCGCAAGAAGAATATCGGACATGCTCTTGAGATCGTAGTCCATCAAGCTCCAATAGTTGAGCATGAGATACCACTTCGGCGACAAGATCAAGCACCGGGTCATTTCTTGCTGAATGTTCGTTGCGATGGCCTTTACCTTGGTCTGAATGAAGTTATTCCATTCGTCCCTGCGAAATTCGCCAACGCCGAGCAGATAAGGGGGAACGCCGATAACCGATGCTACCGTCCGCTTGTCGAGGTTGATCGTATCGTTGATGGCGAGGTCTGCGAGTGTGAGCGGTTTGACTTGCTCTACCGAAAACTGTTCAGCCGGGATAATCCACGGTTGCCCAGGTGTCTGCGGGTTGATGTAACTTTCGATAAGTTTCTGCCGTCCAGCCGGGCTTGAGAACTCATCGGTCAGCGCGTCAACCTTTACGATGATGCTCGGTTTCCACTCGGAGCGCATGAAAGCGTTTTCGGTTTTCTGCGCCTGTTTCAGATTGTCGGCTACCTCTTTCAGAACGACGGTAACGCCTTGGCCTTTCCAGAGATAGATCGGGTCTGGGTTGTACACAAAGTGCATGAGATTCGACGGGTCTTTCGATACACCGTCGATGAGAACGCGGTAGTCTCTGTACCCGAGCTCTGCAAACGATACCCGGGATGCCGAGATCGGCTCCAAGCTCATTAGATTGCCGTTGTAAGTGTGCGGAACAACGATTGAATTTCCCTTGCCGTACAAGAGCATGTTCATGACGATTGCGGTCATCCAGTTTGAGCGGGTCATGTTCCCGTTTGGCTCGATGTCAATTCTTCGGGAAAGCTCATTGATTATGCGTTCGTCTCCGTTGCTTGTGTTCGACATGAGATAAATCGTCATGCTCCCGATGAGTTCCGCGATTCTCAAACATGCCGTCTGGATTTCCGGGTTGTCCGAAAGCCGGGTGTACCCGGGACAGCAGATGTCCCCGCCCGAAACCCAAAGGCCGACAGGCGTACTGTCCCGTTTCTTCGGGAAAAATCTGTCGAGTATTTTCATTTACTCCCCCCACCATTTTTTAGCTTTGCTGGCTTTCTCCGTACATTCCAGATAGCGAATGCAAGCAAATACGCTTGCGTCGAAAAGGTCTATGCGCGATTTCTGTTGAGCCTTTTCGTATTGAATCATGTCGTCTGTTTTTTCAACCGCGAAGACGTTGCTCACGCAGTATTCAAACGCTTCGCTGTGACAGTAATACAGCGTCCCGTCTTTCGCGGCTTTTTCGATGTGTCTGAACCCCTCAGATTTCTTGTAGTAGTACTGCGGCTGGTCGATGATGTTGAACCCCGATGATTTCATCAGAATGAAGTATTCCCGGCTGAATTTGCGGTCATGGCCTACTTGATGGATTTTGAAGCCGCGTTGCCGCATTTCCTTAAACCAGTTCACAACGTCAGCTTGGTTCACGGTAGGGGAATTGCACAGCGTCAACAGCCCATCGTCTCGCCAGCCAAAAAGCGGGATATTGTCTTCGTCGGCCTTTTTGTGCGCGGCTACAATCGGGAAAAACGCATGGCTTATGATGATGTCCACGCCGTCGTAGTTGCCATATAAAGCCGTCGCTGTGAGGTCGTGCATTTTCGATAAGTCTGCGCCGCCGTACCATTTGATCGGAAGCTTCGCCAGCTCGTCGATTGTCCAGTTGTACTTCCGGTCGCTCATCTTGAATTCGTCGATGTTGAAGTATGCCCTCATCGAACTTGTGTAGATGTTCAAGGAGCGGGAAAGAAAGTCTTTCCGCTGTTGCGGGTCGTTCTGCGCTTGGATAGCGTCGCCCATGATGTCTGCCGGGCGTATGGTCACGCCGTAGGACGGGTTTGCCTTTTCCTGTTGTACCGCGCTCGTGTAGTCCACGTCGCCGTTCTCTGCCTCGTCAGCGCGGCTTATGAAGCAGAACAACGAATCATCCGGGATAAGTTTCTGCATCACTTTGAGGCCGTACTCAAGCCGCTGAAAGCAAAATGAGTTCGGGTTGTCGCCAGCCGTTGTTATGCCTATCATCAGTTTGTTGGTATAGGCTTTCATGGCTTCTTTGAAGCGGTTGTACTGCGCGGGTTTCTTGAAGACGTGCATTTCGTCCGCAATCGCTATGTTGCAGTTCAAAGAATCTTGCACGTCCGGGTTCGCGGCAAGCGCTTCGATAGAGATTGAACCCGTCGGAATATCGTTCTCGTCGTAGAAAGTGTTTTTGATCGAGTGCCCGAAGCTGTTGTTTCGGATGCTCATTTCTTGAGCAACGCCCGATGCTTCCAAGCTGTTGCAGATGAATTCGAAAGACTGGTTCGACTGTTTTTGAGAGCCAGCCACTATGTAAACCGTAGACCCGGAACGTCGCTCGAGCAAGGCCAGCCCCCACGCAAGCGCGGCTACCATCGTGGTCTTCCCGTTTTTCCGGGGAATGAAAATGAACGCCTCTTTGAAGCGCCGTTCGTTTGTGCCTTTGTAATAAAAGGCAGTAAGGTTGAATATGCAAAAGACTTGCCACGGTTGAAGAATCAAGGGCGTACCGAGCAACGGTCGCCCCTCCAAATCTTCGCCCTGTTTATGCACCATTGTCCGCTCTATTATGCCGAGGACAAAGGCCGCTTCTTTTTCGTGAAGTTCAAGATCGTCCCGGTTGAGATCGTCGAGAAATCTTTGACAGGCGAGGACTACTTCTGCCCCCGCCAGCTTCTTCCCGGAAACTATCTCTTTTGCATAGTTAACCGCGATATCTTTATAATCCTTCACCAAGGTCTCTTAACGCCTCCGCTAAAGCGCTTCGCTTTCGGGGAGCCATAGCCTGTTCGTTTATGCGTTTAAGCCCGGACGGTGTAAGTCCAAGGTCTCGCCAGTATTGAAGCGCCGTTTTATTGAGATCGTCCCACACGATAAGCGCCGGGTGCTTTGCCGGGTTTGTCGCCCCGCCTTTGTTCGTGTAAGCGATGACGGGCTTCCCGCCCGATTTCACAAATTGCTCGTTTGCGTCATCCCGCCGCTCGAGAATCAAGGCGAGGGTGTCTATAACCGTGTCAAAACACGGCTGATAAGTCCCCGCTTGGCGGCAAGAATCAATGATTTTTCGCTTCCAGCTCTCTTTTTTCAAAGATTGTTACCCCCTTTGCCCCAAAATTCCCCGAGTTGTATAAAAAGTTCCCCATGCCCCGGATTCCCCGATGGAATTAAAAACCGCATACCCGGGGGGGGGGTCATTCGTCGGTGAAAGTAACGCTTCCCTCTTCAATGAACATGACATGTCCGCAGTGTTCGCACGTCACTTTGTAGTAACGCTTCGGGCGCTGTGGTATTTCGCGCTGGCGTTGCTCCGCCCTTGCGATATCTTCCTCTGTCACGCTCGGGCCTTGATGTTCTTCGAGCCAGCGTTCGTATCTCGCCCGTCTGTCGTCTTCCGTTTCTTCAATCTCATCATCGTCTTCGTAAACGGCTGGGATATCTCCGAAGTCGAACTCCGGGAATTCAAGATCGCTTATGTCGAACTGTATGTCAAGACTGTCGAGTTCGTGCAAGAGCTCGTCCTTGTCCCATTGGGAGAATTCTGAGATCTTATTGTCGGAAAGCCTGTCGAGTTTGATGGTTTCTTCGTCAGCTTCCGTAACCACGCACGGAAGCTCTGTCATGCCGAGCCTTATTGCGGCGGTGTATCGTGCGTGGCCTTTGACTATCACGCCGTTTCTGTCGATTGTCAAAGGAACATTGAAGCCTACCTTTGGTATCATCTGCACCAAAAGTTCTACGGTCTTGTCGTTCTTGCGAGGGTTGCGGAAGTATGGTTTGATTTCCGATATCTTCCGCATTTCGATTTTGTTGACTACTTCGAAGTCCATACTTTCTCCTTTATGGTTTGAACGTGATTGATTGTCTCTTAGTGCTTCTGCGCGGGTTGATAATGCTCTTGCCCTCTACGTGTTGCACAAGGCTCGGGCAGTACACAAAGTAATCTTTGTGCCATACATAGCCCATAAGATAGTCGTAAGCTGTCGGGTTTTTCCCTTTATCATGGAGCGTCCGCCATTCGTCGTACTTGTCCAAACAAGCGTGCGAGAAAAACTCTGGCATGTAGACGCATTGATTCATGCAAAAGGACGACCACGGTTTGTAGTGTGAAGTAACGTATTTCCTCGACAAGCTGAAAAAATTGATGAGCATTGTCGGCTGTTCTTTGATCGCCCGTTCAATCTTCTCCTTGAAGTTTGAGGTCAATATGATGTCATCT